CCTTTCGCACAAACGGAATTGACATCATCACGCTTGATCCAATCTCTCTTGCTGCGTCTTCGCCAAACGTCTCTTGGATTCGCGGCACTACTGTGTTGTTTAAGTAGTTAACCGCTTCATCGACACCAAGCGCGTCCATGACTTTCATTACACCGTTGGTCAATGACTGTAGCCCTGCTTGCCCTTCCATCGTTCTAGGGTTGTAGGTCAGCCTTTCAGACACTTCTTCTGCGCGTCTTACGCCTTCGCTGGGTAGTCCGGTCTTGTTTAGCTCTGCCATTCCTGCTGCGTAAGCAGGAATCTCTGCAAGGATGTTTGACCCTGCGGTCATTGCTGGTTCAACAACTCCTGCGAGTCGATTACTGCCTCTCGGCATTGCTGGTGTGCGGTTCAGCCTTAAAAGATTTTCAAGCTGATTAGCCACGCGCTGCGAGCAAACCTCTGAGCTTGTTCATCATCTCGCCGCCTTGTGGCTGACCTTGCTGCATACTAGGACGCTGCATTCCTTGCTGCATTCCCTGCGGCATACCTTGGGCCATTCCTTGAGGCATTGCCTGACGCTGCGGCTCACGGTAGGGAATAAAAGTCTGCAAGCCAACCTTCGGATCTATTACGACTTGATACTTCTTGCCGTCTTTGCCCGTAACCAACTGCTGAGAGTTTGGCATCTGAGGCATTCCGCTTTGCGGCGTACTGTTAGGCAAAGCCATGTTTGGCTTCTGACCCATCTGGTTAACAAGAGCTTGCGCTCCACCAGCACCAGTGCCAGGAGTCTCACGGCGTGACATAAGCATGTCTTCAATCGGTGGCCTTGCTTGCATGTTCATTTGTCGTAACCACCTTTTTTGGGTTTAGGGTTCTTTACAACTTTGGCTTTGTTAGCCGCCGCTCTTCCTGCTGGGGTGTAAGGGTATTTCTTTCCATTAACTTCGGGCATAAATCCTCCTAAACGATTGGTAGGCCAACACTCTGACGTAACCGCATCTCAGCGATTTGTTTTGTTTGTAAGTCTTGCTGGGCTTCAGCCAGTTTCAATTGCTCAACTGCCGCTTTTACGGTGTTTATTGTTGCTTTACTTTCGCGCTCTCTTGCTTCAGCGTTTTCTGTTGCCACCTCTGCTTGCTTCATTGCAAGCTCCAACTGGGCTGCTTGTTGTTCTAACTGCTGGGCCGTTTGTATTTGCTCGGACATCGCTGCCGCTTCTTCTTCGTTAGGCTCGATCACTCCAGCCTTCACGCCAGCACTGCGTAGTCTGCTGATAACCTCATCACCACCAACGAGATCCATGTTCTTAAACAGTACGTCACCGACAAGCTCACTCATTGCTGGATTCTGCGCGACGATTTGTGACAACTGTTCCGCAGTCTCTTGCTTTCTTGTCGTGTAGCTTGGGCCGCTCGATACCTTGATGTCGTAGCTGCCAGAAGCAAGATCCATTGTCTTGACGTACTCACCTGTTGCGCCGTCCATCAAAGTCTTGTTGACCGCAACAACTTCTTCGCGCTCGTCTTCTCCTATGATTCGGATGGTTCGTTCTGTGTCGTACACGTTCGGGATCATGTCAATACAGACGCGACCGGCCAACTCCATTGAGTCAACCAACTGATCTTGAAACTCAAAGTTAGCCATCTCGCCTTGGAACTGACGTCCACGAATAGCTACACCACTTGTTTCGTTACCTTGTGCGCCCATGTTGGCGTCATAGATGCCCGTAGCTGATTTGATATCTTCTGCCGCTAACTGAGCGTCTTGCATCAGCGCGGGACTGCCTTGCGCTGGCTGCTCTCTAAAAGGCTTTTGCCCGTTGTCAAAGTTGAACATCATCACGGGGTCATTGCTGACCATCATGTTTTTCCAGCGTGACTCATGCCCTTTGATCATCGCTGGCGTTACAAAATAAGGCTGTTTGGGCGTTAGTCCAGTGACCTCAACCGCTACGCTTCTGCTGTAGTTGTAAAGCCGTTGCGCGTCTTTGGCTTTGCGTATCAGGCCACGGCTTATAAAGCGTCCGTTAATGTTTGATGTTTTTCCAAGAACAGGAATGATGGGGATGTATCTACCCACGCACTCAACTTCTTCTAATATTTCAGTGGCTGTAATTTTGAAGCGTTCTAACTTCCTGCCTTGAACTACTCGTGTCTTGCCTAGCGTGATTCCCATTTGGTTAAGCTCATCACGAACAGGCTCTATCTCTTTCTGATCTACAACTCTGCCGTCTGATAGTTGCACCAGCGTACTTTTCTGTAAAACAATACGATAGTAATCGGCCACGCGAACCAGGTCTTCGCTGACCCAGCTTTCAGAGTTGCCAGTGCTTTCAAAGTCTGTCTCAGCCACGTTTGCATCAGGGTATAACCTTTCAAACTCTTTGCGCTCCAAGTCTTCAAACAGAAAACCATATCGTGCTTCTTGTACATTCTGGGCTTGGATCACTGGATCTATCAGGACTGCAAACGGGTTTTTGATCTCCCTGATCACAATGTCCTGATCTAATGAAACGTCATCAATAAAATCGTGATCGACTAGGACACAACCCCATCCGCTTTTTACCGCAAACTTAAACGCTGTCTTGAATGCTTGGATACCACGCTGGTCAATTTGTTGAATCAGTCCCTGGTAGACCTCTGCAATGTCTTCGTCTCCCTCCTCCGCTGCGCGGATCTTGATTGATGGCATGTTCGCCAACTGACCACCGACTACTCTGTCAACTGCTGCACTTAGCTTGTCAAAGGTTAGGCATGGACGATTGTGCCTAGACTCTCTTGAGGTATCGTCCCACTGACCATCATCAGCATCTACAAACTGAACGTCTTCAATAGATTTCTCGTAGATTTCCGACCACGAATCGCCAGCGGTTTCAAACCTATCTAACGCCTCAGTGATAATGTCTTCTTGAGCTTTCTTTGATCTCTTTTCCATTACCACTCACTCGCAAATTCTAAATTGGGACTAACTACATCGTCCTCAAAGCCTTGTGCAAACATTCTGAACGCATCTGATCCGTTGCTTGCCCAGTTGTGCAGCGGGACTTTTCGGAACGTCTGATAGCTGTCATCAAATTGGTACTGATAGTTTGCCAAAGCGTCTAACCCTTCGGCGCAGTTCTCTTCGTGAAACCAGCACTGCTTAAACACATCTCTGACCATCGCTATACCGTCATCCACACTGCTGATGCGTGGAACAGTCGTTATCGGATTAACACCCATGCCTTCTAGGATCTCTCTGCGACTGCGGTTATTGCTGCCTAAAGTCTTGACCTCAACGTCATGCGGAAGGTAGTGCGTACCGTAGAGATAACCCTTGTCTTGTAGCACCTTGGCGTAATGATCTAGGTCAACTAAACGATGCTCGTAGTAATCTACGAATCGACGTTCTTTTCCTACCGCTTGCATAAAGAATATTGCCGTACTGTCTGATCTTCCAAGATCCCAAAAGGTGTGAACAGGTACAGACTCTATTGGCATCCAGCAAACTCTGCCCTCTGCTCTCGCGTCCTTCAGTTGCTTTTGGTAGATCGAACCGTCACTGAACTGTTTTAGTTGACCCTCGTAAACGTGGTCATACTCTTCAGGGTTTTGGTCTTTTAAGTTACGCATCTCTTCGGGAAGCGTTGTCTTATTGAAGTATGGGTTGTCTCTGAACGACACCTTCTTCACCATTGCATTTTCTGGAGGATGCTCTACAAACCGTTGGTAAGCTGGATCAGACTTTAGCTCTGGGTTAAACGATACCCATATCTCTGAACCAGGCTTTCTGATACTTGGTATCAAGGTTCTCCAAGAGTTCTCCGAAACGCGATTGCCTTCTTCGATCCAGCAATAATCAACGCCTTCAATACTTTTAACCGATTCAATATTCTGATGCAGACCACTGAAGATGATCTGAGTGCCGTTAATGCCTCGTATCTCGTTGTTCTGCACCTCGTAGAAGTGGCTAAGTCCCAACGCTTTTATTCTGCTTGCTAGAAGACTGTGAACAGAGTCTTTAATGCTTCTTTGGATCTCTCTTGCACATAGGATGCGCTTTGCGTCGTTTCCTGCGCCTAGAAGTAATAACGCTGATGCGAACTGTACTGACTTCCCTGCTCCGCGCCCTCCCCAGTAAACTTTGTATCTGTGCTTCTGAAAGAGTTCTTCAAACGCCGTTGGGATCTTAATCGTCTGGCTGATCGGAAAAGGTGATTTCATATGCTGATATCGCTACAGGATTGTCTTCGTCGCCGGTTAACTCTACTGACTTGAGGGAAGGCAGATACTTGTCTACCAGCTTTAAACGGCTATCAATGGCTGCTCTGATGCGCTGAACCTGAGTGCTGTCTAGTTCTTCATCCAGTTGCTCAAGTTTGTCAATTGAATCAACAACGTGCTGAACATGACCCTGGCTACTTAATTGCTCTCTTAATGCTTCCTGACGAATCTTTTTGTTCATTTGAGCGCGTGTCATCGCCATCTTGTAGATCCTTAATAGTATTCAATGCCACTTGTAATTGGCCGCCTAGGATTGCGCTGTGGTTCATTGCCTCGTTGCGTTGCTGTTCGAGGACGTTAATTCGACCGATTAGCTCTGGTTCAGACATATCTCAACTCTGATGGGTCAGTGATCTTTAGCTTAATGAACTGCGCGTCTTTCTTGCCGTCTGCATAGGTAGCCGTCACTTTGACCGCACCATCTCCGGAGTTGCTTGAACTGGCGTAAAAGCTTACTACGTTACTACTGACGCTAGGGCTTGTAAGACTTAGCGCATGAGAGCCTTTTGACTCTGCTGTTACGCTACTGACTGATGTACTGGCCGCGCTGGCTGACTTACTGAAATCTACTTTGAACAGCATGTCCGTGCTTACAGACTGAGAGTAAACGCGGTTCTCAGAGTTGTTTCTGTTTGGATTGATCAAGATTCTTCGCATGGTTGCCTCTTGTGGCGACCTAACCCCCTACGGAGTAACGGATAAAAGCCGTTATTTAGAGTTGGAGGTCAGGGGGTCAGGTCTTGCACTATGACAATGTTGACACCCTTTTTTACGTGCTACAACTTTTTATCGCGCAAACTATTACCCAATAATTAATTGCGCGGTACTCTTCAAAGGGTGAAAAGTCAGTGCAGAATAATCGCGCATTTAACTACACCAAGTGCCGCGCAGATAATTACCACATAATTAAGTGCGCGTACCTCTTATGACATCTCAAACATTAATTTATTTTGCAGAGGATATATGTCTACTCTTGGGCGGCTAGGTGTGTTCCAGCTTCTCCCTTTAACCTCATGTATGAGCTTCCAGTTTGCAGCTGTAAGGCTTGTACCGGACTCGCTATCTAAAATGTAGGTTATTAGCCTCTGATAACCCATTGCTTTCGCTGCCCTCCAACTTGCGCCGTACAACATAGAGCAAGCATTTGTAATGCCTTTAGTGCAGCAACGGCTAACCTCTAACGTATAGCCGTTGTCTAAGCCTCTTGCTACTGGTCGCCCGACAATAGCCACGCCAACTATTTCATTGTTTTTTTGAACGGCAATTGAAAATTTGTGACCGACAACTGGGCCATGATGCCTGTGATTTTCAGCAACAAATTGATTAGCCTCTTTTAAGGTTATGGGGGTTAATTGCATTTCATCGTTCATCAAGCAGCGCAACAACCATGTCAAACGCTGCTGACTTCAACTCCCTGGCTTTGGTTACGCTGACACCAACCTTTTTTGCTGCTCGTTTGAGACTTCCCGTCTGGTAATAGACTTGGAGGATTAAGGGATACTGAGGTTTAACCCGCCCAATCTTGCTCATTATTAGGTCAATCATTAACAGGTCAGTGTTGTAATAGGCTTTCGGAGGGCTTTTTGTTTCTTTGGCAGTAACATACTGCTTCTTCCAACTTGTCTTACCACCAACCTCTAGTGCGTAGTTGCCGTCTAAGAAACTGCTGGATGGGTACGGGTTAGAGCTTTCGCTACTGAGTTCCCGCGCCCACAGTTCTAATAACTGATCAGCCTTTTCACTTAGGCTCAAGTGCAGCCACTCGCTTGCTTAATCGCAACGCCCGTTCCGGTGTCTGGTGTTCAGCCCATCGGGAGTCCATCATCTCTACTGCTGCCAGCGTCCAGTTCTGATCTTCAACAGCGGCTTTAAAGTTTTTGAATTTACTCAAGCCTCTTTGCCCTAGTTGGAAACACATATTGACCAGGACATGCTGAAGCTCTTGCGGTAGTTCTTCCCAGTTACCGTAGATGTTCATACAACCACCTATGGCTATCTGTACGTCCTCTTGAAACAGAATGTAGCAACGGTCTTCTGAGATACATTCGTCGTCAGGAACTTCCCAGTTGACGCCGTAAATTTCCAAATGTTTTTCCGGGTCGGTATCAAGAATTTTATGACCGATTCCGATTGTTGCGTGTAGCTCACTGCAAAGATATGCATGAAGAACCTTGCCCTCATCCCCTGATATCTCTTCATACAACTCTTTGACGTCAACAGTCATTTATTGCCCTTCCTATCATCTCTGGAATTTGTGGAACGACTGCATTTCCTAACTGTTTAAGTCTGTCCACCCTTCCGGAAACCCCATTAGCCACTCGACCCACGGCGGGTTCAAGGAGCCAGTTTCCTGGTTTGCTCCGTCCTTCACTGCTGTCGTTAATCCAATTTGTTTGCCTAACCTTACACGCCTCTGAATTGACGGATCGCGCATTGATCCTCTGTCCCTGTTGTCGCTTGCGTTCGGCGTCGGCCACATTCTCCCTTCTGCTACTTCCGTTTTCGCCACAACCTCTTCTAGATTTGTCCCTACTCTTCTCTTGCTGATCGTTGATTCCGTAAAAGTCGCCGACATTGCGCTGCACGATCGTGGAGTCGGCCACATCGTAATTCTCTCTTTTAAAGTTGTGTGATTTCTTCTCATTGAAGTGTTGCTGCCCATTTGCGAGCTCGTTGGCGTTGGCAACAATCCAGACTCTGTCCCTACGGTGGTAGGCTCCAACTGCACAAGCTGGAATAACAAACGTCTGGACGGCGTAGTCTTCACCTTCCAAGTCAGCCAGCACGTTGTCGATCCCCATTGAGATGTGTCCAGCAACATTTTCTGCAATAACCCAAGTTGGCCTGATCTCTTTGACAAGTCTGAAATACTCTTTCCAGAGAGCGCGGTCATCTGCCTCGCCTTGTCGCTTCCCGGCAGTGCTAAATGGCTGGCAGGGATAGCCCCCGCAAATAAGTCCAATGTCTGTGATTCCATCATTATCTAGCTGCTCCTTCGTCAGTGTCCTGACATCCTCATACTGGGGTACATCAGGCCAATGCTTTTTTAAAACTTGACGGCATTTTTTGTCGTACTCACAAAAGGCAACTGTTTCCATTCCCGCTCGTTCAAGCCCAAGGGAAAACCCTCCTATGCCGCTAAACAGATCAAGAACCCTCACTTAATAAAGCTCTTTTACGTCAACAGTCATTTTTCACGGCTGACTTTTTGAATTTTTTCTGCGGAACGCATTGCTCCTAGCCCTAGCATTCCCATTAACACTGTGGTCAACAAGGAGCTATCGACAGGCGGCACAGTAAACCAGATGCTTAAAATCGGAGACAAGATTGTCGAGTAAACAAGGGCGAAACAGCATGACCACCCGACTGCTGGCCTCCAACCCGCAACGAACAAAGATTTTGACGCCGCTTCAATTTTGTTTACTTCAAGCTGACCCTTAGATAACTCTTGCGCGTGATTTTCACTCATAGTGGCTATCTGGTGCGCTAGATCAGCTTTCTGGTCTTTGTCCTCGATAAATTTATCTAGCAACCCCGCTACTGGGCCAATCAACGACTCGATCACAGAATAATAACTAGCATTAACGCACCTATTAATAGGCCAATAGCCAGTGCTGCCGCTCCTAAACTTGTTTTATTAACAATCTGAATTCTGTTCCAGATAGCCTCTCCGATCTTCGTTAAATACTTTTGCGTGTTAAATTTCATTTTTAACTCCAGTTCTCAAATTCTGTTGAACCTGTCTTTTGCATACGCCGAAACTCAGAGCGGTAATGCGCTGCAACTTCTTTTTTGTTCTTTTTAATATAACGTCCAAGCGTTGTGTCATTTGATAACTCTTGCAGGATTTGCAACAGCCCCTCCCCTTTGCGTTCAATCTGCCAATCACGATGCAGCATAGGGTTGCCCGTAAAGTGCATATGACATCCGTAACAGAGAGCGTCTGCGTTGTCAGAATGAACCCTTAAAGACCAAGAACCCCTTCCATGCCAGTGCGAGCAATGTAGGGCTTGCGTTCCTAGTTCGTACTGACCGCCGCATCTTTGGCATGTCCATCCGTCACGTTGACGAATACATTTTGAAAATGCGCTATCCGCTGGTGTTACAACTACTCTTCCCATTACTCTGGCTTCCACGGCAGAAAGGCGCGACAAGGGTAGATCGGACACGCCTCTGGTATCAGCGGAGACACCTGGATAACACCACCTCTCTGTAAAAACTCTTCTGTCTGAATTTGAATCTCCCGCCGTTCTTTTGATTTTTCTGGTAGCCGCTTGTTGGGCTTCCAGCCAACCTTGTAAATCACTCCGCTTGTTTGTCGCTAGGAGGTTTTATTGCTTTTCGCAAGCCAGCAAAGTTTATGTCTTTCATGCTCTGACCAACTGAAGCGGTGTCATGTCAGGCATGTAAGTAGCTTCCCTGCCCTCGCTAGTTTGCTTTCGCGTTCTAAAAAACCCATCGTGCTGAGAGTGTTTTTTCATAAACCTCCTAGCGTAAAAAGCCCTGTAGTTGTTACCGATTTTGAACTGGCTTTCGCCGTCACCTCCAGCGTCTTTTTCCCACCTGATACGTTCAAAAATTGCGTTGACAGAATAATTCTTATATCCGCGCCGAATCATCTGAAACGTAAACTCCTCAAACATCTGGAAAACTTCTGGATGTTGTTTGTGATACGCCGTTACTTGTTCTCTCATTTCTTCAAGTCGATTCATGAGTATCCCTCGGTAAAATTAGTCCGTCTAAATCGGTTGCGGCCCAAGCCTCCATCTTTGTCAAAAGCTCAGACATGCTTATAAAATTTGCTAACTTCTCGTTTTTTGTAAGTTCTGCTTCACTTTTTTTATATTGACTTGATCCCATTGCGACAATGTCTGCGGGCATTCCCGGCACGTTGTCTATCAATTTCACGTTTCCCAGTTGACGCAAAACTAATTGTTTAATCGTGTCCTTGCTGACCATCACTTTTCGTTCTTGCAAGTGATCCGCCACAACCTTGCACCAAGCGTGGAACATTGCGTTTTGATCTAAGCTCCTCACCTCAAAATCGCCTTCATATTTTTTAAAGCGGCTAATCCAACATTTCTATTGCTTGGAGGCGGTAACGCTTCACGCTCAAAAAACCTCACCTTTTTCACATTCATCTCTCGCAACAATTTTTTAAACTCACCCAGCGTCGGGGCAAAAGTTGGGTGATGGTCAACCAGTGCAAGCAATGCTTTATCAACATGATCTGATGACTCTTTGCTCAAATGCGCCAGCCACATTCTTTTCGTTTGGCTCTCGTCCTGGCCCTTCCAGGCGTTTGTCGGATACAAGACTTTGATCGTGGCGAAAATCTTGTTGATCATTTCCTTCTGTTCACCACTCCATGTTTGTCGCGAGTTCTGTCGCGGTTGGGCCATTATTTCTTTGACTGTTTCCATGATTTTTCTCCGTTCGTGGTAGGTATATGTCTTTCCAACTGTTGACTACGGCTGTCTCAACCAAGGCGTTAACGTCATGCCCTTGGTGGTGAAACTTTTCAATTTTGTTAAGCAAGGTTTTTAAAGCGCGTGGGCTGTTGATGGCTTTAACCTTTTTCCTGATCGTTAAAAACTCAGTCCAAAGTTCGTCGTCTATATATATATTCTTGGTTAATGATTGGTTCAGAGGTTGAACCTTTTGTTTCTGTGGCTTTGCGGGGATTAGGTGACAGCCCCCCCTATCATTAGAGACAGGGGTGTCATTCTGGACAGGGGTGTCAATTTGCAAGGGGTACTCGTTCACTTGGTAGATGTTGCTGCGTCCCTTTTTTTCTGTCACGGTCAGAAGACCTTGGGACACCAACTCTTTGATCGCTCTGCGCACTGAAGCTGGAGAACACATGCAATGCTTTGCGATAAAATCAACTGAGGGCCAGCCGATACCTGTTTCGCCAGAGATGCAATCGCTGATGATTATCAGGACTAGCTTTTGAGTGCTGTTCCCTGTTTCAGCTTTGATGGCCCAGGCCGCCGCTTCGAAACTCAAGCGACTAAATCCTTCAGGTTTTTTAAGTGGTAATGCAGAAGATCAACCTTGTCACTATCCATCTGCTTGCGCGTTTGGTTTTTGACGTTGATCATCCAGCGATAACCTACACCAGCCTCATCTGCAATTTGTGGTAATTTTTTGTCAACCGCCTTAAGAAAACGCTTGTTGTTAAGGTGTCGAGAACACCATTCTCGTCTAGTTTCTTCCAACATGTGGACTTCCTGATCACATTAATACTGGTCACTATTAAGTAATCTTACTACATTTGTTCACATGCTCAAGCAGAATTATTGCGAATTGTTGACTTTGTCCAAAAAAAAAGGATACTGAAATACCTTCTGAACAAATGTACATACCGTTGAAACGAACAATTGAAACTTTAAAATTAAACATTGTCCGTTTAATGAACGACACTGACCTCACTTATCCGCTTGTTGATCGGATGCAAATTCGGGATGAAGCTTTAGTGACTGGAAGATTTTTAAGATTAATCGTCGGGGGGGAACGCGAACCAGGGCTGCAAAAACTGGACGCAATCGCTGATCTCTTTGGGGTAAGCACAGCAAGCCTCTTGCAAGTCGATTCCTATGAAGTTTCTTCAGAAGAATTTGACGATGCTTTGAAAGAGATCATTAAAACGTATTCTCAGGCCACGCCTGAAGGGAAGCAAGCAATTGAAAGTACCGCCAAGATTGCACCAAGAAAAACTAAACCAAGAGTCAGCCACAAAAAGCCAAAACGAACACAATAACAATCAATTTTTTATTTTAATTTTTGACAGCCTTGCTGTTGTAAAAGATAATTTAGAACACCCATCGTCTGTAGGCGTTATTCGTTCAATTATTAATAGATCAAAAAGAAAAATGGTTGATCCCAAAATAAACATCACATACTTTCGCGCTCATTCCCTTATGCAAAGAAAACTAAACTTTATTTTAGGCCATTTGGAAACAAAACAATGGAATACCGCCACACTCATAATTGACAAGATGCAAAGTAATATTTTGCATTTGAGTGGGCTAACCGGTTCTATCCGAAGCAGGGTAGCGCAACACATGCTGGTTGCAGGAGACTTGTAAACTAAAAAAATTTGCCTTAAAAAAGAACAGTTGTACTTGACTGGTTAGATGTGTAATATTGTGTTTTCAACATGAACAATACGTCAATAACCACGAAAGAGGAAAAGTTATGCGAAATTTACAGCTTGATGAATCTCAACTGATCCACGAACCAGACCCGTTTTACCCCCCTGCTTCTCAAAAACATCAAGAAGCGTTCAAGACGTTTTTCACCGCTGACGCTGCTGCTTGGGACGAGTTCTTCCAGCCCGAAGACTTCAACATCAACCCCGACTGCGTTGACCTCAACCAGCACCACATGCATATCGGTCTAAAGCTGACGCTTATGTTTCGTGATCACTTTGAAGACGTTCACGGCGACTGGGAGGAAGCGTAAATGTACCTTTACAAACAAATTCGATACCTAAACCGATTAGCACTCATCACCGCAATTCGAACCGAGAGGCAACAATAATGAAAACATCAGATAGCATCAACGAAATAGCCACGGCTTTGGCTGCGGCGCAAGCAGAAATACAGAACCCTTCCAAGAGTGCTGAAAATCCTTTCTTTAAATCGCGATACGCTGATTTAGCAGAAGTATTAAGCGTAGTGAGGCCAGCGTTCACAAAACAGCACCTAAGCATCGTGCAGATGCCGTTTACCAGCGAAAGCGGTCAGATTGGCGTCACAACGATGATTTCTCACGGATCAGGGCAATGGATGCAGGGAGAAGTGGCTTTACCCCTTCAGGTTAACAAAAACGTCAACCAAGACGCTGGTAGTGCAATCACGTACCTCAGACGCTACGCGCTGGCAGCCGCTTGCGGTGTTGCTCAAGAAGACACAGACGGTAATTTAGGACAAAAAAATATAGGCAAAGTAACGAACTTAAAACCGATTAGTCAAAGCCAAGCGACAGAACTAACCGCGCTGATTACGGAAACAGACGCAGACTTAGGCGCGTTTTTGTCTTTTGCTAGTAGCGAATCAATAGAGCAAATACCTTCAGCTTCTTTTTCAAAAGTGCGGGACGCTTTGGTAGCTAAGAGGGAGAAGCAAGCATGAGCTACTTACTACTGAACGGAATAAAGCAAGGCTCACTTGAATGGCACGAACACCGCGCCAAATACAACAATGCTTCTGAAGCATCCATCATTATGGATTGCGCCCCCAAATATTGGAAGACCAGCAAGCGCATCTTGTGGGAACAGAAACAAGGTTTAAGGGGGTCAAATGTAGACTCCGACAACCCTGCCATTAAGCATGGCAACAATCTGGAGGCTGCTGCGCGGGACTGCTTCAATAAAAATTTTAACGCAAACACGATTCCCGTTGTAGGTGTTAAAGACACTTACAGCGCATCACTTGACGGCTTTGGAACAGATAGCGAAGGCAGACGCATTAAGGTTGAGATCAAATGCCCTTGGAGAGGCACTGACTCTGAGGTCTGGAAGCTGGCCTCCCAAGGCGAGATAGCTGAATACTACCATTGGCAGATGGTTCACCAGAGCTATTGCGTGGACACTGAGCAGACGTTCTTTTTTGTCTATATATCAGACGATCAGTTTCTAACTATCCCACACATCAGCTCAGACGAAGACACAGCCGCCCTTCTCTCTGCCTGGGAGGAATTTAACGCATCAGAGCCAGAGCCTGATTTTGTATTGATGGAAGATGCTCACATGCAGGTTTTGGTTGAAGAGCATCAACTGTTGATTGATCGTCAAAAGCATCTCAAAACTCAGCTTGAGCAGGTTGAAAATACCATGAAGTCAAAAGCTGGTGATAAAAACGTCATCGCCTTCGGTTGCAAGATTCAAACAATCAATCGCAAAGGCAGTGTCGATTACAAGAAGATTGAAAATCTCAAAGATGTTGATCTTGAGCAGTACCGAAAACCCGCATCAACGTATCAAAAAATCTCATACTCAAAACAGGAAGCATAGGAATGGCAGCATTAATCATCGCCACGGGCAACGTGGGAAGGCTTGAAACAAGAGAGCTGCCTGACGGCAAGAAAGTAACCAATTTTTCAATCGCCTCCAATGAAAAATATAAGGGCGAGGAAAATACCACTTGGATTAATTGCGTTGCTTTTGGCGCGTTGGCAGAAATGCTTGAACAGCACCTGACCAAAGGTCAGAAAGTATTTGTCGAAGGCAGTATGAAAAACAGGAGTTGGGACAAAGACGGGGTAACCCATTACCGGACAGAGTGCGCTGTCAAAATCTTTGAGTTTCTGTCTCCCAAAAACGAGTCACAACCCCAGAAAGACGATTTTGAAGATGACGAGGTTCCCTTTTGACATTAGATACTCGTAAGAGGAAAAGCGAATGCACAGACCAAGAATGGGAACAGGTGTCTGCCGCAAGGCGTGAGAGCCAATACACCAGCCACAGACATCTTGGAGATGAGGCTAACGTCTGGCTGAAAAAGGCATGGGGAAGAGTTAGAAAACGCCCTGCGATCAATGATGAATATAGCGTTAAGGGAAGATAAATGAGTGAATTTGATGATTTAGACGAAGGCCAAGAGTACGAGGAGTTTGGGGATTATTGTTATAAGCCAGTTGCAATGTTCGTTGCTGATTTTGAAAGCGGCGAATGCGACATGCTTTGGAGCTATGACGTTGATCAAATGGATTCTTTGCTGGCGTGCGATATTTTAAAAGACGCAATAGGGATGCTGGAACGAAAATACAAAAAAGCGTACGAAAGGTTGGACACACATCCTGTGATTGCAGCGGCCATGAATATTCCCCCTCCAAAGGATACCGATAAATGATTGTTACAGAGCAAAAGATAATTGGTATCTTTGGTTACACGAAGGATCAAATACGACATCGAAGACAGACGCACTGGCAGGAGGGGCTTCATTTCCATCGTGAGCCAGCCGGTGCGACTATGTACTCACCGGAGGAAATCGAACAATGGATACAACAGGAGTCTACGAACGTGGCGGCAAATGCGTTATTAGGTGGTATGAAGGCAAGCACAAACGCCAGATCACGCTCAATATCCCGTATTCCAAAGCTAATGTAAATCGAGCTTGGAAAATACGCGAACAGCACATAAAAGCGTACCAGCGTGGTGATAACAGAGAAGCAGGGAAAGCCCCTACGTTCGGTGAATTGGCTCAGACAAGATTAAAATCTGGAGCCTTCTCGCCAGAATGGAAGCGCACCGTAAAAGGAAATTTAAACAACTTCTGGTTGCCACTTTTTCCAGTGCCAGTAGACGCCATTCAATATTCTGACATCCTTAACCTTTTTGCCGGTTTAGATAGATCGCCAAAAACAATTAACAACATTCTTACAGCGGGGTCTGGAGTCTTTGAGCTTGCTATTAAATCACTTTGGCGAACCGATAATCCCGCAAAGTTGTACGCCAAAGATATAAAACTAATAAAACGAAAAGTTGATCCTTTTACTGCCGAAGAACGAGACTCGATTCTTGATGCGCTTGAGCCTAATCACCACTTGTTTTATGCAATTAGATTTTACTGCGGTTTAAGACCCAGCGAATTGATTGCGTTAACTTGGGGAGACTACAAACACGGTGAATTTCTGATCTCCAAGGCTAGAGTCAGAGGTTACGATTCAAACACTACAAAAACACTTGTTGACCGCGCAGTGCCAGTTCACCCTTTTGTTGAAAAACTGTTAGCAACGACACCGCGACAATTGCACGATAAGCACATTGTAACCACGCAGCATGGCAAAGGATTTAGGTCAGCCACACGGCTATCTGATGCATTTGTCAGAGCCATGAAGCAGCAAAACGTAAGATATAGAAACCCTTACAACTGTCGCCATACATGCGCTGTAATGATGCTTGAGGCAGGGATGAAGCCTGGTTACTGCGCCAGCAAGCTAGGCCATAGTAAAGAGATGTTTTGGAAGGTGTATGCCGATTGGACTGATAAAGACGAGTCTGAAGTGCAACGAAAAATCTGGGCAGCAATCGCATAACCATGCGACTAAATTGCGACTTTTTGCCCCTTAATTATGCACTCTCATGCAGTTGCGTTAGTAGACCCTTACTCTGTGAGCTATGTTTCACATGGAACAGGGTGCATCAGACTGCATCATCGCGGTAGGCTGGTGGGTTCGACTCCTACCTCTTCCGCCAAATTAAGGTATATTAATCAAAGGGTTAGGATAATAACAATATTTTTGCGACTGCGCTGCGACTATTACCTATCTTTTAACAGGTGCTGCGTAACGCTTTTAATCTTCAGCCGCTACTTGTGTCGCTGGAACAATGCCTAACCTTACATTTTCCTTATTTATCAATTTTGCAATTGTTCCGTCATATTTGTCTGCAAGTTGTTTTCTGATGGTGGGCTTTGAAAAAATGTCTATTATTTGATTAGCGGTTAAGCCAGAGTCAAAAAGACTGTCGGATAATTGTTCAACAAGCTCTGGAGATGACTTGCCTTTTGATAACACTTTTGCAACTTGAGGTATTAAAAACGATGGATCGCCCATTCCCAGCGAAAACATAAGATCAGGTGATATTTCATCTTCAAGCCTATCAACAGCCTTTAATCGCTCTGCGGTGTTAGGGCCGCCTAAAATAGCTCCTTTGGTTTTAAAAAATTCTGTTTCAGCACCAAGACCTTTTAAAAATGGGTCAACTTTTTTAGGATCCATAATTTCGTTAAGCCTTTTTCGCATCGTTTCGCTACCAATAAGCCTTTTAACAACATCAGTGTTGTCTCCTTGTTTTTCTATAAAGTTTTCTAATGATCTAACGGCCCCCATGCGAAAAGAGTCCATTTCAGCATCAGTTAAATCTTGTAAGGACATGCGCAAAAGGTCTGGATCTTTTTTCAAAAAAGTTAGTCCATCTTCCATTGCGTTTATCACCGCAGAGCTATCAGTAAAAGACTTTAAGGCTATTCCGTAATCCTGATTTTGAGCAGCTATAGAATCAAGCAATTCTTGTTTTTTAATCTGCAAAAATCTTACAGTTGGTTTGTCTCCTTTGGTTTTTGCTACACCCATTCTTCCGTCAATGCCTTGCTTTAAATAATCAAGCACTCGCAAGCTATTTTCTTCTTCACTGTAATCTTGTGTTTTTCTAAGGCTTTCAAATCTTGATTTAGCTTGATTGTAAATAGTTGCCATTTCTGGGTCTTTTACGAAATCTTCTAAATCAGGAGTCATTTTGGCTCCTTTTTCCATTGCTGTATTATAAAGTGGCGCAGCAAGGTCTGATCTTCTAGTAACAGCGTTATTAAAGTTGTCGTAAAACGACTCAGCGTTGTCACCAAAGTTCTTTTTGATTAGGGTTTTTACTCTGGCTCTTTGCCCTGCTTGCCTGTCGTTAACCATTGCTTTGGCGCGGCCTTTTGCAGAGTCTCCTACATCCATAGCCGCTCTTGCTTGCGTTCTAAATGATTCGCCAAGGTCAGTTAGCGTTGCTTGATTTGGCCCAGGCGTTGCATCATTAAGGTCAGCAAGACGTTGCACCGCTTGATCTGGCGTTAATCCTTCGTCTTGTAGTGCCTGACGCAAAACTCTGTCGGCTTGTTGTCTTGGCGTATCAGCTAGTTTGCGAGATGCAAAATTACCAACACCGCTAACTAAATCGCCAAGAAGATTAACTGTGCCAGCACCGACAGGAGCTAACACTCCTCCAATAGCCGCGCCCTGCGCTGCATCACTAAGAATTTCATCAGGGTTTGCTGTTCCAGCCCCATAAATTCCCCCTTCTACTGCGCCAATACCACCCAATCTAGCAGCTTTCCCTGCTTTGCTTAATTGATCAAAGCCTTTCAGCACTCCTAGTCTTCCTGCGCCAGCAATCCCCGTTGCTAAAGAACCAACAATTTCTGCGCCTAGCGCGGTCTTTGGATAGTCCTCTGTGAAAGCCTCTCGCTGGTCTTCAAGCTGATCGTACCGTTTTCGATAGTTTTCAGAATACGGAGTCCCTTCACTCATAGTGTTGATTGCGGCTGTTATGCCACTTTCAATTTCATCACCAAAACCAAAGGTTACACCCTGACCAGCGGCTCTCAAACCTTCAGCAACTCCGCTATAATCAACTTCCGGTTCTACATTGATTTTTGACGTTTCTTCTTTTAAAAGATTAGCAGCTTCAGCTTGAGTAGGAGCGCGGTTTGCTGTGACTTTAAATTGTTTTTTACTAACCGGATCAGTCAACATATACGCTGGCATTTACGACTCCTTCATCTCAACAATTTCAATTTTTCCAACTACCAGCGGAGTAAGATCAGAGTCAGTTGCAGGGGGTGCATCTGATGGATCTTTAACGCCAGAAGCACTACCCATTTGCTCCGTAAGCTTACCTCTCATTCTTGCTTTTTCTGCAATAAGTTCTGGCGTGTCATTAAACTGCGGGAAGAATGTTGAGTATTCTTTCGCCATTTCTTCCTCGCTTATAGCTGCGCCAGACTCATCTCTTAATTTAGCGCGAACCCAAGCATCCGCTGCTTGAAGATACATTCTCTCGTCAGGGTCTGCTGTTGCTCTGAAATTTCTAGCCATAGCTCCAGAATACCCTGCAATGCTTTTAACAAACTCAGGTTTAGATTCATATTGTGCAAGCGTAGGCATTGCTAATTGCATTTGCGAAAACGCCCTTTCTTTTTTCATTATGCCTTCGGTTTTCTTCTTAGGCTCTTTAGCTAGTGATGTCATTGCTTTGTTATGCAATTTTCTAAAATCTTCGTCAGACAAAGTTCCAGATATATATTGTTCTGCTTCATTTTCACTTAATAAAAGAGCCGCGCTATAATCCACATCAGGTCTTTTAATTGGTTTTTTATCAGCGGCGGCTCTTGCAGCTATTCTTTGCGAGGACGTTGCTTTTGTAGTTCCCGCCCGCCCGTCAACGCTCACACCTTCTGGCAGATAGTCTTGTATTTTTTGCTCAGTTGCATTTAATGGTTTTACTGTAGCTCCAAACCTATTTCTCCCAATGTTAACCGTTGGAGAAACATTACCAGACGGCGGCTGCACTGAACTTTGCACTGAAGCGGCTGGCATCCCAAGACTAGTATTTATAGTCTCCCCAATCTGTTCACCAGTGTTGGGGTCAATAAACCTGTCTGTAGGGTTTCCTGCGGCATCAGTAACAGTCTCTTGAAGTAATATACTGCCATCACCCATTTCAACTCTGTTTAATGCAGTTTTACCTTTTGGCCCAACTCCACTCATATCAAAGTAATCTTCTTTTGCTGGAACAAATGGTGGAGTTCCTCCTGGGACACCACCGCCCCCTAAGATTCCCCCAAGGACGTTTCTAATAGATTTCCCAATACGATCTCCTGGTAAATTTTTACCTTCATGCCCTTGCAGCACTTTTGGCCCTGATCGGGTCATAACAGTTCTGCGGCCCCGCTTGTCTTCCATGTAAGGAATTGCTGTGACAGTGCCGTCTGCATTAACTACGTTATGCATTCCAGCTTTAGGCTCATTACGGGCTTTCATAGCCTCATCCATCGCCAGAACTCTTTGTAATCTGTTAGCCATAATTATTCCCTATCTGTTAAACAAACCGCCTAAGACGTTGCCTATTCTGTCTGCTTTTTGCAGTCCCTGGTATGCGGTTGTGTCACCCATTTCCTGATAGATGCCTCCACCTAGTGTTCCAAAAGTTCCAGCGTTGCCCGTTAATCCGGTTGCGCCCGAAAGTCCTGTTGTTAGTAATCCACTGATCTCGTTGTAAAGCATTTGTTCTCTATCTAACTCGTCAGCGTTAAACAATCGGGACTGATCAAATTGCTGACCGCCACCGCCTAGCTCAGACTCAAACCTTGCAATATCGCCTCTTAACGCTGTTTCATCTTGTTGGTTTTGTGCGTCAGCAACAGCCTGTAATTGACCTAAACCTCTACTGTAATCCTGCTCACCTGATCCTAAAAGCTGAGAATAAAACTGCTGATCTGCCCCAAGCTGTGAGGTGTCTTGCAGTCTTCCAATATCTGCTAAATTGCCAGCGTATTGCGCTGCTGTACCAATCGCTTGATTTTGCAACTCTTGCAACGTACCACCTGAGTTTAGGCGTCCCTGCGCGGCTGATGTTGATTCAATAGCCCTTCTGCCCTCGTCTTGCAGAAATCTTAATGCGGGGTCTTCTGAATCAAACGG